CTTGTTCCTATTTCGCTGGCAGGAAAAGCAAAACTTAGTCTTCAGCACCCCGTCCATCTTTAGGTTCATCTCTACGAACCCTATAAAAGGTTCGCGCACCAACTCTGACTTCTTCAACTTTCCCCTCCAGTAGTAACGAGACGCATACGCTGTATGCCTTGCTTTTGCTGACCGAGAATCTCTCTGCCAGATGGGTTGGGTGAACTGGCTTCGCGCTCGCCAGAATGTAATCTTCGATTTTCATCTTCTACCATCTTTCTATATCTTTTCATGGACTCTCTCAGGTCGGTTCTGTCGGCTGGAATGTAGGTGAACCTACTCACTTTTACCCTCTATCCCGTTTACCCACTTGTAGATTTCGTGTGCCGAGTTCTCAATTTCCTGACATAACGCCGCGATGGTGTCTCTGTCGGGAGCATACGTGTTAGCCATCTCATGCTGGAGACGATTGCCACAATGAATAATCCGAACCGCGTGTTCACTCTCATACATGATTCTTCCTTTTCAGTCTTTTGTTAATCTCAGCCGCTAGTTCCTCGACATCGCTATAAACATCCGAACCCCAGAGATTACAAGACTCTGCAATCGCCTTGAGTTCTAGGATGTCTATCTCTACCCACGGTCTTGCAGGGGTCAGGTTGGCGACACGGCGTTTGTGAGACAGGCTGTCAATTTGTTCTAGTGTCATAGCATCACCAGTACCATGTAACCTGTGGCGCAACACGCTACAAAGGCTAGCGCGTCAAGCAGCGGAAAGCTCTGCTTTTCTTCTGTCCTTGGCCACCGTGATAGCGGCGATAAACCCCGCATCTGATTGAGATGCCTGGTACGCTGCTTTCCAATTTGATTGTAAATCTGTGACATTTTTAGACCCCTCAATTAGTTTGACAAATTCAGCCGAATTATTTTTTTGTTGATGTATTGCGTTCTGGACTTCGTTGGCAGAGGCGAATTCTGCGCCGCCCCACCCTGCCGCCGATAAAGCCCTACCTATTGCCGAGGTCTCACAGTTCTCGAGGGCAGAGGTCGAGTTGATTTGGCTTGAGGCGCGGAACTCCTCTGCGTGACCAGTCGCAATGCACTTGCCGTTTTCCGTGTATATCCTAGCTTGCATAATGACCACCTTTTCGTCAGCCTTAATAATCTCGGTTGACAACTCCCACTCTGGGTGAGCCTCACGAAACTTCTGAACCCGTAGGGCTACGGTCATGTACTCTTTACCGCGAATGTTTACAACACCTGTGTTATTGCTCATTTGAATCTCCTCATAATGTCGTCATGCTCCTTCAAAGCCTCTAATAAGTATTTTACCGCAATTCTTACATAGTCGTCGTCGAGGTTAGCGTCCCGTATCGCCTGAGCGCAACCAATCATCTTGCCGTGGTTTTGGGACATCAGGCGTTGACGTTGCCACAAGGCCTCGGTCTCTTGTTGCTCTTGCTCTTGTTGTTGTGCGTGGGCTTGGCAATCAGTCACGGTTAGCCTCCCATGCGCGTTCTTGCCAGTAGGAATCGTCGTCCTCGTCTTCCTCGGACTCCGGCTCTTGGGGTGGTGTGTAGTACCAATCTTCGTTGTATAACATTACTTCCTCCTCAAAGATGGGGCCGAAGCCCCGTTAGTTAAATCCAGCGTGGAGATTTCCAAACCAAACCGTCTTCCCAGTTGCGAATGTGGATGTAATTGTTTGTAACTTTTACAACCAATCCCGTGATAACTGATTCTTTGCCAGCAGCCCTCATTGAGCGTCCGTTGTATGCAATCAATGAAACTTCGCAACCAACATTATATTTTTTCATTTCTATCTCCTTTAAGCCCAGGCGTTATTGCCATGAACAGAATCTTACACGACTTTTGGGGGTTGTGTAAGAAATATACCTAGGACTAACCCTAATGTATGGTTATACAGTAGAATGTAAGAATGTCCCCGACCCAGCGTTCCCTCAAATACCTCCGCGACCAAGGCTACAAGTGCTGGGTGGTGGAGCATTGGAACGCTTTTACCCACAGGCGGCAAGACCTCTTTGGATGTCTTGACATCTTGGCGGTGGGAAATGGGGAAACAATTGGGATTCAAACCACCTCCCGTGGGAACGTGTCCTCTAGGGTCAAGAAAATTGAGGAAAACGAGTATTACCCAGAACTTGTTAGGTCAGGGTGGAAAGTCCATGTCCACGGGTGGGGCAAGCTGAAAGCGGGCTGGACGCTGAAATTAGTTGAACTTAACTAAAACCGTGGTATCCTAGCGATGTCGGAAGTGACGAACCGGCACGTTGGGAATAGGAAAGAACCTCTAAGTGAGGCTTGTTTGCACGCACCTATTCCCCGTGCTGGCCTGTCAAGCCCAAGTCTCACTTAGGGGTTTTTTATTTCCGGCAGCTACCTAGTCGTCGGCGAAAGACGGCAGGGCTAGGTGGCGATAGGGATACTGTGGGCAGCGTTGGAATATCCTAACCTGGCGGCGAAGTCAGCACCAGAACGCGAAAAGGCTGACGAGTCCTGTGGCTCCGAAAGTGCAGGTAAAGGACGGATAGGCTAAGGCTAAGTCCGTCCACCAAAAGTGCAGATATATACATAGTAAGGGAGGATTATGTATAGGAATAGAGAGTACGGTAGTCAGCTAAAGGACTTCTCAGGTCTCAGGTGGGGAGCAATATCTCCGACGGATATAGACGCAATCCTAGAGTTCTCTAACCGACTGTTCATAATCGTAGAGGCAAAGTATAAAAATGCCCAAGTTCCGTTTGGGCAGAAACTTTGTCTAGAGAGACTCTGCGATGCCATCCAAAGCGAAACCAAGACCTGTGTGCTAATGCTAACGTCGCACGAAAGCGACGGGGATATAGATATGGGTTTGACAATTGTTAGACAATATAGGGAAAATGGAGTCTGGCACGAATCGCCAGAAATGACTTTGAGGGAAGTCATAGACATTATGAGGAGAAAATATCTTGGAACTAACTGATGTAACACGGCGAGATTATTTCGCTGCTATGGCATTACAAGGCTTGCTTGCAAATCCTAAATTAGCCGAAGCGATTCAGAAGCAAGAAGGCTGGATAGAAGAATCCGCATGGCAATGGGCTGATAAGGTCTTAGAACTGAGGGAGAAGAATCTTGGATGATTTTGACTCCTTCTGGTCGCTATACCCAAAAAAAGTAGCCAAGGCCGATGCGCGTAAAGCCTGGGCGCAGACAAAGGATATACGGCCAGAATTAACAAATTTGTTAAATGCCGTAAAAGCCGCTTGCAAGACCGAATCTTGGATGAAGTCTGGCGGGGCGTTCATACCCTACCCTGCCACCTGGTTGCGTGGGGAGCGTTGGGACGACATCCACGAGGTTACCCTGCCAAACGTAGTCAACGAGAAGCCTTGGCACGAGACGGCTACCGGCATAGAACTCAAGGGTAAAGAGTTAGGTTTAGACCCAAGCCAGTTCGAGTCCTTCCCCCACTTTAAGGTTGCGGTTATGAGAGCCGCGCTAAAGTCCGCGTGATTCTCTTTCCACACAACAGGAACCTAGCCCGTGAGATGGTGGATAACGCACCTGACGGGCATATCCTAGAAGTCAGGCCACCTAAACGCAGTCTTGACAGCAACAGGTACTACTGGGCGGTCTTGGGTGATATATCCGAGCAGGTGGTTCCAGGCAAAGCATACGAACCTAGTATCTGGCACGAATACCTACGCGCCTTGTTCCTACCTGAACGGATGGTGGAGTTGCCGGACGGAAGCATAAAGATGTTGGAACCTAGCACTAGCGAGTTAAACCAAGCGACGTTCTCGGAGTACACGGAGAAGGTCATAAAGTGGGCGTTGGAACACGACGTAAGATTCAGCGACAACACAAGGGGGCTAGGTGACAAAAGATGAAAAAAACCATCTCTCTAAAGTTGCAGCCCTCGGATGCATGGTCTGCCGAAGAATTGGGTACTCTGATAGCCCGTCTGAAATTCATCATCTGCGGGCCGGTCAAGGGTGGGGCAGGTCTTCGCACTACCTTGCAATACCACTATGCCCAGAACACCACAGAGGTAAAACTGGAGTTCACGGACTCGGAACCAAGGGCTTCCCAAAGCACTACGGATTTACAGAACAAGACCTGCTTGACGACGTAAACAAGGAACTGAATGAAAGCAATAGCGATAGCAACAACTGAGGGGAAGTGCCTTCCTGTCCTAGCCGCCTCCGTGACCTTCTACGTCCCGCAGGATGTGACGGTATTCCTAGCGGGTAGCGACATTATCTTCCCGCGCCACAGGACTGTGAACATTCCAAACGACGCTACTAACTTTGGCGATGCTTATAACGCCGTGGTCAAGCGGGCGTTCGAGGAGGTGGACGAGGTTGTGGTCTGTAACGACGATATTGTGTTCAACCCTACCACCTGGAAGCTGCTTGGCGAGGACAGGTTGTGGTCTGTAACGACGATATTGTGTTCAACCCTACCACCTGGAAGCTGCTTGGCGAGGACGTTGCGTTTCTTCAAGACAAAAGAATCCCCCTCGGATGGGCATCCGCTAGGTCTGATTATGCCCGAGGATTGCAGAACATTAGGCTAGGGCAGGGAAAAATGGAGTGGTTCAAATACGAGACCGAAAACCTTATTAACATCACAGATGTTATAGCCCCGATTTGTAGTTACATATCCAAGGACGCGTGGGTGGACTTCCCGCCTATCAACTGGTACTCGGACGACGTGCAATGCTTGGACATCCAGAAGAAGGGCTTCCAGCACGCCATCAGCAGGGCTTACGTCCACCACGTCGGTTCTCAAACGTGTGGACGCAACGCGCAGGAACTTATACAATCTGCCCAACCTTGGATTAAAGAAAACAGGCCGGAGTTATACGACTTATGGTTTCGGAAGAAAGACTAAAGAACTGGGCGTTCTATTGTGCGTGGGGTCATGTTGGCCCTGAACACCGTACCCAATGCGCCAGCGCAGAAGGTAACTACGAGTCCGAGGATGTCTTTGAAGGCGAGGAGCCAAGGATAGAACCCGATATGTTGGACGGGCAGGAAGTAGAGAACGCGGTTAGGGTTTTACCCGATATAAGCCGCAGGGTTTTGAAGGCAAGGTATATACAGTACCCGTACAACCTGAGCCACAATGTAGCCCAGAGATTACGGATGAGTGCGGATAGGTTAGAGGCAGAATTACACATAGCCAAGAGGAGGCTGTATGACCGATTACAAAGAAATAGTCCAAGGTTCACAGGAATGGCTGGAAGCGAGGCTGGGGTTTTGCACCGCGAGCAGGGTTAGCGATGCCCTAGCGGGTAAGGACACAGAGACCCGCAAGAACTACCTCTGGCAGCTCGTAGCAGAAAGACTCACCAAGACCCAACAGGCTAGTTTTGCGCCCAACGCGGCCATGATTAGGGGTACGGAACAGGAACCCATCGCCAGAGCCGCATACGAGGCTCACACGGGCGTTTTCGTAGACCAAGTAGGCTTTGTCCCACACCCGACTATAAAGTGGCTAGGAGCGTCTCCTGACGGCTTGGTGGGGGATGAGGGTCTGGTAGAGATTAAGAACCCGAACACGGCCACGCACCTCCAGTACAGGAAGGCTGGCAAGGTTCCCGCTAAATACAAGAATCAGATGATGCTCCAACTTGCTTGCACAGGTAGGAAGTGGTGCGACTTTGTGAGCTTTGACTCCCGACTGCCGGTCAGCAAGATGCTGTTCATCGTGCGGTTTGAGCCGGAGCAAAAGGAAATAGACGAGATGTTGGACAAGATTCAGGTGTTCTTATCAGAAGTGGAGGCCGAGTGTGACGATTGATGACCTGGCGGTAGAGGCGGGATTGTTCTTAAAGGAAGGGGAGTTGTTGTTTAACTTCCACGAAGACTCTAGAACCCAGTTGCAAAGGTTTTCGGAAATCGTGCGCGAGGAGGAGATGTTGCGGTGCGCGAGGATGGCAGAGGAATGGGGATTTAAGAGCTTGGCGCAGGAGATGAGGGGTTGAGCCAGCAGGTGATGATAGAAGCCCTGTACCAAGAGATTATTGGGGTTCTAGAGAAGTTTGACGAGGCACTTCCTCTAGCCTCGGTAGTCGGGGTCTTAGAGGTAATCAAGTACCAGCTTTTGAATAATACGGAGGAAGACGAATGAGAGACGGACTTATAGCTGCACACTTGTACGCGCAGGACGCGGCGTTTTTTGTGCTATGTATGCTTGGCGTTATTATCTTCGCGGGGTGGCTTGAGTGGCGGCGTGGTTAATAGCCGGTATCGGTGTTGTATACCTTGTGGTAGCTGTGCAGTTGCTACTAGAGGGTAAGGTGGGTCTTGGCGTGGCTTTCTTAGGTTATAGCCTTGGCAATGTGGGTTTATATTTAGCAGCCAAATAGGAGAAATAAATGGAATACGATAACAGTAATTCTGGGGTGTTGTTTAAGAACGAGTCGGACAACGAGAAGGCTCCAGCGTACAAAGGCAAGTTAAACGTGGACGGGACTGAGTACCAGTTAGCCGCGTGGATTAAGACAGGCAAGTCTGGGCAGAAGTTTATGAGCCTCAAGGTGGAACTGCCAAAACCAAAGGCAGAGCCAAAGCGTCAGGAATCGCTTGAGGAAGACATTCCATTCTAAGCCAGCAACAACTGAAAGCCCTGTTTGATTACAGGCGTGGAAGACTTGTGTGGAAGCCTCGACCCATTGAGGCTTTCGCCAAGTATTCTGCTTACGTCATGTGGAACCGCAGGTACGCGAATAGGGTAGCCGGTCACATAACCCCTCGCGGTTATCGCAAAATCGCTATATTTAGGAAGCCTTACTTTGCCCACAGGATTGTCTGGGCGTACCACCACGGGTACTGGCCGGAGCAGGTTGACCACATAAACTGCAAGTTTGCCGACAATAGGTTAAGCAATCTCAGGGTAGCCACGCAGATGGAGAATAGGTGGAACTCCAAGCGCAGGGAGAGAACCAAGTCGAACATTAAGGGGGTCTACAAGAGGAAGGAAAAGTTTTACGAGGCGCACATAATGGCCAACTATAAGAGGTACTATCTTGGGAGATTTGTTCGAAAATCTGACGCAGCCAGAGCCGTCACCACCGCAAGAAAAGCGTTGCATAAAACATTTGCTAGGGCTGGTTAATAGAGGAACCTTTACCGCTACCCCAGAGGAGTTCTATCAAATCGTGATGTCAGAACATGAGGCGAAGATTGAGGGGCTGGCAAGGTATGTTTTGACGCTTCCGACAAAGGAGGCGAGGAGGAAGTGGCTAGACCAGTTTGAGGCCAAGCACAATTTGACCGTAGCAGAAGAACTAAAAGAGAGAATTACTCAGATTCATAGAGAGCGCGTTCGTGCTTCCGGCGTTTAACTAGACCAGGCAGTTCCTTACCACCGGCTTTAGTCCACGCCATAAACCCTTCCGCAGCACCCTCAAAGTCACCACGGTTGTGCTTCATGCGGATGGTTGACCTTTGGAGGTTGCCAAGCCCGACGTTGAAGGAGAAGGAAACCAGAGCGTCAAAGCGGCCTTGAGTAAGTCCACCTGGACAGAGGCGCAGAACTCCTCGTTCAAACGTAGCCAAGTCTGCGGCCAAGATAGCATCGACTTCTGCCATGCTAAGAACTCTGTCCCACTCTGGGGGAAGGGGTATATTTTTGCGTTCATCGAGCTTCACCCTTATGTGGTTTGGGTCTATAACGTGCCCTACACCGACAGTCCAAAGCAGGGCGGGGCAACGGTAAGGTTTTGTCCTTACCCCTTCGTCTTTCTTGATGCCCTCAATCGCTTCCTTGCTGACTTTCACTTCTTACCCCATTGCCTACTTCCGAACCAGAACGCAATAATCCCAGACAGTAGTGCCATCTCGTCCTCGGAGAAGATTACGTCCGTGGCGGCGATGAACTGCTCCACGTCCATGCTTCCAAGACCGCCTTTTAGCAAGAAGTAGGTCAGACCCATGTTGATTAGCACCAACTCTAGGACGAAGATAAAGGTGACTGCCGGACGCACGATACCGTTCAGGTTGACGACCCAATTGGAAGCCCGAGCCATGATAGCCTTGTCGTGGTCTAAAGCGGCACTCTGGCGGTCTGCGTCGGTCTGAAGCGCAATCTGGTCTGTACGAATCTCCTCGACCTTCTGCTGGGCGATAAAACCGCGTTCTGCAAGGGCTAACTCGCGCTCGGTCTGCATCTGGGCTAACTTCAACTCTTGGGCCTTGTCAGCCTTGTCTTGGAAGAAGTTTAAGATTTGCGGTAAGCCAGAGGCTAGGAATCCGACAGCGGAGGATATTAGGGATAGCATTACAGGTGTCCTTTGAAGATGTAGTAAGTGGTGACTATGATTAGCGAGGCTATGAAGCACATAACCTTGAGTTCACGGAGTTTCTTTAGGTCGCGCCCCATCTCGTCGCGCCCGTCCTTGAGTTCCTTAATTTGGCGTTCCTTGATGGCTTGGATGTCCTTCCACTCGAACTCTGCCTTTTCCTTTCCGTAGCGTTCTACAAGCTGCTGGAATAGGTCGTCTTCGGCTTCCTTCACTTCCTTGAGTCTTCTCCACTCTGCGAAGGCCGTGAGGATGGTGGTGTCACCCTTTACCACCCGTTGCTTCTTTTGGAATTGTTGCTTGGCTTGGAGTTCTGCGACCCCTAGTTTCTGTATGTCTTGGACTACTGATTCTATTTCTTTACCTGCCGCAATCGCGCTTTTTATACCCTGCGCTGCACTTTTTGCCGAGGCTACTAAATCACTCATTTATCCCACTTTCTCTCCTCGAAAGTAAGCCACCCCATTTATTACTTCGCATAGTTCTGGAGGTAATAACATACCATTCTTAAATGTCAGCACCGCGAACCCTGAACACCAGTTCACGGGGTTTTCTTCTGTGTAAACAAACTGGTCGCCACTAGGTTCTGCAAGGGTTCCAGTATCTATTCCGTACCTGCGCCCATTGTAGTCAACCCAAGGCGTGACCATCAGTTTGTGCAGGTGTCCTGTGACGATACTTCTGCCAGACTTCAAGGCGTTGTTATAAGTTGCGTGTTGCCCGTTGTGCCACCGATGCTTGACTATCAGCGAGTTGTTTATGTCTACCCGCCATCCCGTGTGCCAGCCAGGGAAGTACGCAAACAAGTCTGAGAACTCTACTAAAGCGTCCGCATGGGTAGCGATGTAGTTAAAGAGGCGTGTATCGTGGTTCCCGTATGTCCAGAACTTAGTAGCGTTCTTAGAAGCGTTGGCAATCTCGGTT